AACCGTCGTGTGGGTTCCGTCTCGTTCGGTGAGATTAAAGCGTTCTCCGGCAAGGACCCTACCTGCTGTGTCAGGACGTATAGCGTAAATAAGGTTCGCGCACTACATAAGGTAGAGGTTTAATATGGATGACAATTCCCGAAGCGATCAGTATTCTGAGAGAATCATCGACCTGCTATCAAAGATAGCAGACGAAGATCCAAAAGATAAGCAGGCGAAGAGCGACGCGAGGCGCCGAGGCAAACGGCATCTTAAAGCGCTAACAGATAACGGTTTAGCTTTAGTGGGCTTGTCTCGCGGTATGTGGAGCCTAAGTAAGGTGGTAGGGGACCAGTTGGCTATGAATAGCAGGTTGGCTGAAGGTCTAGGGCAGACCGCTAATGCTCTTAAGGGGGTTGTCAGTGTTACGGAGAGATTTATTACAGGTCAACAAACCTACACACAAAGCGTCAAGGTTTTCACAGATGCCGTAAATCTAGGAATGACCACATTTTCCAATGAGACCTTACAGTTCGGCTCTCAATTAAAGGTGCTGGCGCTTCAAAACAAAACAGCCTTTCAATTGATTAGAGCTAATACTCAGGGTCTAGGTTTATCCGAGGATGCTTCTTTGCGTTTAACTCAGGAGTTAGTTACCACTGCAGCTGAGAACAAGGACTCTATCTCAGGTCTTATTGCTGCTATTAACGGGATGAAGGATGCTATGATAAGCACCACTGTGGAGCTAGGTCCTAAAACAGCGCTAAATGCCCAGAAAATCGCAGCAATGATGGCTCAAGGTAATTCTGAGCTGCAAGAATCCTCTGCGAAGTTTGTTAAGTCTTTCTTGGCTGGAAGTGATGGGTATATGAAAGCTGCTAAACTGGGAGTTCGGTTCGAAGAAGGGGAAAGCCTCAGTTCAATGGCTCGTAAGTTTGAGATTATCCTTAGCAAAGTTCAAGGTCTTCAAGCAGGTAAACGGGGAGGCGGTTCACAATTCTTCTTTGACGCTATGGAGGAAGGTTTCGACTTGAGTAGAGCAGATTTCAACCTGCAAAGGCAAATAGGAACCACTATAGAAGCGCTAAAAGAAAACAACGTCCAACAATTATCACGAGCTAGTGCCGAAATAAACTTACAACAACAGATTGGAGAGTCGTTAAACGGAATCCAGGCGAAATTGGGCGAACTCACTCAATATGTCACCGAAGGATTTGTGAAGGTCAGAGAGAAACTCGAGGGTGTATGGACCAATATGAAATCTTGGTATGATAGGAATCTAAAAGATCAGATAGGAGACTTCGGCAAGCTCGCCGAAGATTTGTCGCCAGTAGTTAAGGTACTCGCAACCGTATTGGGAATAGGCGCTGGTGTTAAGGCCGTTGGCGCACTCGCTGGCGGCGCCGGTGTCCTTGGCAGAATACTTTTGGCTCTTACTTCACCGGCAGGGCTACTGATAACTACACTTGCTATAATCGCTAAGGGAACCTACGACGGCTGGGACGACCTGATGGCGGGCAACTGGAAGGCATTTGGGCACGAATTTTCTAAGGCGGTTAATTTCTGGGAAAGTGAAGAAACAGGCAGAAGGCGCTCGGCTATGGCCGCAGCCTACCGTCTGAAAAACCCCGGTGAGCAGCAGGCAGCAATCTTCGATGTGTACAAAGACTACTATCTGCAAAACAAAAAAGGAATCTTTAGCCAATACGGTATGGCGGGAGTGACGCCAAAGGTCGCAAAAGAAGGCTTTGCTAACCTAAAAGAGATGGCGGACTTTATTAACCTGAATCTCGCCCAAGGAATAGCGGTCAAGCGCTTCGATGGGGGTATGATCGAGCCTAAGATAAGTCGCAGGGAGTACCTCGAGTCTGTTATTAGGCAACTCCCGTTTGACATCCAGGCCGAAGCACGGGCTTTAGGCAAGACCGCCGAAGACCAACGCTTTCAGTTCATTGAACTCATGGAGGATCAAAACACGCTCCTGCGGAGAAACCAAATGCTTGACGACAGGAGCGTATCGTTCGAAAACTAAGGTGGGAACCGTAAAATCATGCAATTAAATCAAACTAGTTTTTTAAGGGCGATGGCTGGCGACCATCTGATGGATCCCAATTTTGAGTGGAACGCAGACGGAAAAGCTACGGGATCCATGAATGCCAAGTTGGGTCCGACAGAAAGATTTCAACTGAACCAAGCATTAGAAAAGAGAGGGGGGATTCGTTTTAATTACGCCCCTACAAATAGAGTTCCTACGTCCACGGTAGTTTGGATTCCCTTTTACGAGAACCCAACTATCGTGGAGTCTCGTAAAGCTAACTATGCAAGCAAGAAAATACTTTTACGAAACGAACCGGTAAGACTTTATACTGGCAGTGAGGCTCGGAGATTTAAGGTGGATATTCACTACAGTCTCATTCATATGGCAGCTATGGTGTCCAAGGAGGATATGTTTGATATTTTCACACCGAGAGGGTTTGATTACACTGACATTCTAGCTATCGCAATGTACTTACGTGATACTGTAGGGAGAGATACAGGAACTCTAGGTGATGCCTCGAAAGTCAATGCAACACTGTTTCAGCAAGCATATGACCGTGGACACTCCACGGAGGGTCCTTGGGGACCCAATCGATGGTGGAAAGATCCCTCTAACCCACGGGAAGGTGCTGCGTACTGGTCGTTTGCTTTGCTGTGGGTCATGAGATGCCTCCCCAACTGGGTTAAGCACCATCAAATACTCCAGAAAGTAGTTAATAATATACGCAGTGCAGTTATCGGCACACAACAGATGCCAGTAAAAGGACCTCCTATTGTAGAGTTGAAATGGGGCACTATGTATAATTTTACTCCTTGTATTATAACTGACTATAAAATACAACCCGTAGAGAACGCAGGCTACGACGCCAAATCTCTTACTGCGCAGAGGCTAAAAGTCTCGCTCTCTCTTGAAGAGATGCGGAATATCAATGGTAACTTATGGGGCGATCCTGAAATAGGGGGTGACCTTCCTGGCTGGGACTCCATTATGCACTTAGGTACCATAGACCCTGTGAGCGATTCTAATGTATACGGTCAAAAAGTGCGCGAGACTCTGGGAGGCGGAGAATGACACTAAACGGCGATAGACAAAATATTTTCCAAGGAACAGTTATTTCTCATAGAGGAAAGACTATAACAGATATAGGACAATCTAAAGGATATAGAAGTTTTGTAAATTCACTACAAGAACCTAAACGATCTAAAGTTGCCTTAGTCCCTAATGATATGGAAGGTCGTCCTGATTTGTTAGCTTATGCTGCATATGGTAACGAACTTCTATGGTGGGTTATTGTTGAGGCAAATAATGTATACGATTATGAAATAGACCTGAAAGCGGGAACCCAAATTCTTATTCCACAATTATAAAATGGCAAACACAGCTGCGTACAACGCTAATGAGGTTGCGGCAGTTTACATGTCGTTAAACCGAGATGATCTTTTGTCGTCTGATGAAGGAGGCAACAAGTTGTCTGGGGATATCTCCCTCAAGAATGGGTTTTATGGGTTATCGGACCCCATGAACTTAAGGGGTGTACTTGAGTCTTTTGAGTATGATGTAGCATCACCGAACCGTACCTCCTACCGGATTAGAGTTCTAAACCCTACCAGTGAGTTGGAGACCATATTGATGGGATTTTACTCGAAACTATTCCCCTCCGAGGTATCTACGTTCCATACTTTCAAAGACGATAGTGAACGCGAAGCGCGGTGGAACGCGGTGGAAGCTATTACGGGGCAAGGCGCTCTCCCAGAATATGGTTCGCTGCCTGAAATATACATAAGATTTGGGTATGGAACGAATGCGCAGTCCGGTCTTTCCAGAATCCATAAATGTAGAATGAACGGCCTAAAGTATATGGTGTCTGAGAAAGCAGACAGAGTAATTGAAATTCATGCTGTTGATACATTTTCTTACACAAAAGACAATCCCCGTTTTAATAATAGACAGTATGTAGCACGTACACAAGCGTCTTATGAACTGAGCGGAGGGGGTGGTAAATTTGCCTTAAAAAAGCCATCTGCTATTCTCACTGAGATTTTCGCGGATTACTTAAGTACTTATCCTCAATGCGTCCCTGCGGTGGATTTAGGTTCATATGCAGATAGCATAGATCATCTAGTATATTCAGTGGCTAAAGCCCTAGCCGAAGCTGACGTGAGCACCAAAATTAATCAGCAACTCAAAGACTGGAAGACCGACTTACAAGCCCCGGAAGAAGTAGCCGCGAGCGACCTTTCAGATGCGGAGTACAAAGCCATCGAAGACCTCTTGGATCGTCCATTAGCAGCACCCACAAAAACCGACAAGAAGGCTGTAGGAAAGGTAACTCCCCACATTCTTTACCAAGCATTTAAAATGGTCTTCGAATCACTTGGGATGAAGTGGGAGATGAACCCGGTTGGAAGTCCGGAACCCATAACAGGTCCACTCTCTCCGGACCAGCTCACAGACAGTAATATTGACCCCAGCATCTCCGCGCAGGAGCAGATTGGCGCTACTACCCCTAACTATAATATTAATATTAAGAATGAGTGGTTAGAAACTCGCTCACAAGCGCAGTTCACGGCGATAACTTCCACCCTGCAGCCGCAGTATAGTGGGCAATATAGGTTAAGTTTTTGGCCAATGATCCTTAAGTCTGGGGAGATTCGACAACTTACTCAAGAGGAGAAAGACGACCCCGCCATTAACCCTATATGGCTTAACGCTGGAATGGTGAACTTACAGCATTATGAGTTCGAGAAAGACAAAAATGACGCTAAAAACTACAAATATGCTTTCCCTAAAGATAAATTTGCGGAAAAATATGCGGAGCTAATCAGCGGCAAAACTTTCGTCAAGCTTGCCAATCCCTTGAGCAGCGTAACTCTAAAACCTATTCCCGTTTCGGTTCCAGTAGACGGGATCTCTTTGAGACTGCATGGGGCAACCAGTACGGACTGGAATACTCTTGTAGGTCCTCAATATGACGTGGTAGAGGCAGGTTTTGATCACAACGTCAAGCTAAATTTGACGCCGTCATTTTGCACCCCCTTAATTGATATGAATCCCTCGGGTCCCGGGCGTATCCCGGGCACCCTCTTCAGTTACGAATTCTGGAACGATTTACCAAAAGGTGGAGAGTGGGCATCAATCACAACATGGGCTAAGGCAGCCGACGCACTTGAAGACGAGGCGTTAAAGGATCTCATTCCTGATGCCGAGGATGACGAAGAGTTCGCTGCGCGAGCGCGAAACAATCACCTAGTAGCCTTAGAGCCGACTAAGGAAACCGCCTTATGGATTTACTTAAATTGGGCGAATCACGAAAAAGCGGCCCAAAAGAGAAGAAGTGCGCAATTGAAGGATTTCCAAAAAACGGTAGGTTCGGTTGGGGCGGGGGCAGCATCAATGGTGGGGTCATTGAGTTCACTTACACCCAAGAAGCCCACCCCAGCGGCAACATTTGCATCATTCATCGATAAGCATAGCAACGCATATGTTTCTATGGGCGACGATGGGCAAAACCCACATATTAGTGGGTTTTTGACGACCACTCTCAACAAACTTAACAGGTTGCTAATAGGTAAAAGCACGAAGATGAGAATCGAACAGGTTCAAGTCAATATGCTTTCTGTAGAGGATAAGAAAGCGTTGTCGAATAAGTGCACCCTTCTCAAAAATGTAACTTGGGATGAAGTGTGGGCAGAAAAAGATAACTGTATTATTTTGGCAATGCCAGGAGATGATATGAAGAAACAGTATGGGGATCCGGTTATTAGACCCATACTTTCTTTTCCGCAAACATATAGCGTAGACGTAGGAGCTAAGTACATGTTCCTGGACTACGGAGTCCCTAACTCCATTATAGGGAAACTAGATTTTACTGGGGTGAATCGCCCCCTTATTAATATAGCCCAAAGTCTCTTCAGCGTTCGACGATTTAATGACGTAAAACAATTATTTGATGGTACTACCACCTTATCTAAAAATATTCTTACAAAAGTTATCTCAAATGGTCTTTCTAAACAAATAGCTACCTTGAAAGCTGCTCCAAGTCCATCAACTACCACCGGGGCAACGCAAAAAGTAGCAGACCTTGCCAAACTCGAAGATCAACTTAAGAGAGTAAGGGAGGACGAATCTGACGTGGAAATGAATGACGAACTGCTTATACTTCTCCCCACCGTGATAGACTCTTACCAAGTTGAAACGAAAAACTCCAAAGACGAGTTAGAGGAGATAATAACCCCGAATGCAGCCAAGCAGGTAAGAATGTTGGCTAGTCTTGTCGCCAACGATAAATGGTTAAATCTTCTTTTTCCGGATGCAGATATTGATGGTAAAGATAATACTCTTACTACACAGGTCCTTATGGTGCATAAAGGTACATTGGAAAAGAAAGAGATAAAAAAAAGGATTTTGCGACGACGTGTGGATTTGGAGGGTATTAGAAGTCGTCTAGGTGATAAAGAGCGGCTTGATAAAATGGTCGACACAGCTTACAATTACTCTATTGCTATGCAACAGGAAAGTTTCAAGCTTAAAATAACGACCTTGGGTATCCCAGAAATTGACGACCCTGCGTCGGAATTCCTAAGCAGACGAGTTGTCCTTAAGTATTACGATCCTCGACTAGCTAATGGAGCGCAACACTGGTTGAGTGGAGTGTATAGCATAATCGGATTTAAACACCGCCTTAATCCCTCACACGGATTCATAACTGAGCTTACTGTGCAGAAACAGCCTAAGGAAAGCCTACTTAATATAAAGGACACAAGATAATGGTAACCGAACTCCAAAAAGCAATCGCCGACCTGGGTAACGAGTCTCAATTGGCTCAAGCCCTGGCATATGTATTTCAAAATTTGACTACCCTTGGTGGCCAAACTCCGGTTCAAGAGGAGATCGCATCTCAAACCGGTACCGGAAGCTTCTCTTTTGGATTAGGAATAGTTACGCAGACCCTTGATACTGAAAAGGCAGGTAGGATCAAGGTGGATTCAGGCATTTTTCCCGATGGTCCGCAGGAGTGTGACTACGTATCTCCCATTGGGGGTGCTGGGTATGGGTTTTTCGCGGTTCCCGGAATAGGAGCAACTGTACTCATTGGAAAAACTCCCAACCAGAACTTTTGGCTTGGATGCTTATATGCAGCTGGACAACGAGACCTTCCTAATACTAAAACTCAACCTTACATACTGGGTGAGGCGACCCAACTTCCCAAAAACGAAGTAATGGATAACGGAGAACCAACTCCCACGACCCCTGAGGTAGGTTATGGAGTTCCGAATGAATCGGATGTCTATAGGGATAACTATTTGCCTGATTCTTTCGTATTAAAACATCCTAAGGGACATGGTCTTACTATGTCGGATAAAAATACTCCTGAACGACAAATAAATGAAATAAAATTAAAATCAGGAGGAAACAAGAGAGTCATTCTCAGTGACGCTCCCGCTGCGGCGGGGGGAGGGAATATTCTACTTATAGATGAGAATAGTAACCAAGTAAGAATTACAAGTGATGGGTATATGGGTGTAACGGATAACTCCATCATAACCAGCGTTGGCGGAAACGTAGAGGTTGATACAAAATCGGGTTCCATATCCCATACCATTAGTAATAAGAGCATTCATAATTTTTCAATTGATAATTTAGGGTCGGGAAATGTGGACCTTACTGCCCATAATGGACATATCACCTTAAATGCAGAGAGTGGGATTTCCTTACAGTGTGGTAGTTGTAGTATCGAGGTAAGCCCTGATAAAATAACCATAAACGGTCCAACGGTTCAGATGACTGGAAATCAGTTAGATTTGGATGCCGATATCAGCACCGGTTCTCTCATAAATCTCAATTCCCAAGCCGTTAACGTGGCTGGCGCGAATGCGGTTAACCTCAATTCCCAAGCCGTTAACGTTGTGGGGGATAGTGGGGTTAATGTTGAGAGTTCTACTGCGGTTAAAATAAACTCTAACGACGTTAACGTTTCGGGCATGAGTGGGATTAATCTTGAAGTGAACACGGACTCAGGGATCCAAGCCATTACGGGTCCTCGGGTTTTGGTAACATACCCGATCCCTGGCACACCCATCGAACTCTCTCTGGCTCCGGGTGTAACATATAATGGACAACAAATGGTCGTATTTGGTGTACCGGAATAATAACCTAAATAAAATAGACAAATGATAATACCTTCTGTGAAATCTTTTAACTTACTGTCTAACCAGGCATTAACGGCTTTGGCTAATTCTTTTACTTTGGACATAGCAACCAAGGAGGTTGCACTACAAACTACTAAAGCCCAAACGGCGAAATTGAAGGGAGAAGACACGATCCCGACTTGGAACTCTGGAAAGGTTCAGGTGTCTAACAATGGCGGACCCGCTGCTGAAGAAAATCAGCGGAGTTTAATTGATCCCGCAGTAACGGACGCGAACGGAGCAACCCTACTCAACGATTCAGAGACGAACCCTACAGGGGCACCCGTCTACGCCCCAGGTACCGTTCCACCCGATACATCTAGCGGGGATATATCCGACATGGCCTCGGAAGTAAACGAGTACTACTCGGCTGCCGCGATGGCGCCCAAACCGAGCGGTATAACACTAGGTAAAATCGCCAGCTATGCAATGGCAGCAGCGAATTTAGCAGCACAAATTGCTAGTTTATCCGCCGCTAGAGATGCTGCCATAAATATTGTAGAAAAAAGAGCGACGGGGGAACTTCCCAACCCAGTACTAAACTTTTCCGCAATCGACCTTGAAGAGCTCCCACCCTCTAGTCAAGAGAAGATAACCGCCGCTATGGATACCAATGAAGAGATCATCAAAACGCAAATTATAGCGCCTTTTGTAGAGAATCAAAGACTATTAAAAACATTGAAGGCTCAAGTATCCGGAACCTTGTCTGATGTAGATCCTATTTTCGACTTAGACTTCGGTCCCCCAATCTCTACT